TATTGTTTAACCTCACAAATTTTATCTCTGTATTTGCGCTTCGATTCGTAAACACAAATAAATAATTCGGGTTAGTCAATAACTGCTTTTCAGTTAATGTCAATATAACTAAATGTGTTTGTCCCTTGGTTAACCTAATCATATAACACTAAATAGCAAAGTGATAGAAATTTTACAAAATAAAAAAACCGCTGACCAACTGATCAACGGCTTCCCCAAACACTAATGAAAATTTATACTCCCGGAGTTTCTAAAGCAGATGCAACAGTTCCAAGTACGCTTGGTGCTAAAGCTGGTTCAGAACCAGTAAAAGTCAAAGTAAATCCGCTTCTATCGCCTTGTGCAGTTCCGGTTGAAGCTGCGTTTGCAGTCATATCAATTCCTCTGGTTTTACCTAAGTACCAATATATTCCGTTGCTATCTTTTGCAACCGCGACCAAAGAGTTTTGCGCTAATAAAAGCAACTCATTTCTTGTATTCGTTTGTAGCTTATTTAAAATGATCTGCAATTCCTGACCATAGAAAACAGTTCCGTTTGCAACAGAAGCAGTCATCGTTTGGTTAAACATTGAGGTGTCTTTCACTAAAGCATACTTCCAAAAACGTTTTCCAGCAGCCTTAGTCAAAGCAGTTATTACACCACTTGCTTCGGTTGTTGTAGTTACGTTTGCGGCTTCTGTGAAATATACTTCGACAATGCCTCCAAGACTATCTCTGCAATCTAAGCTATACCCTTGTGTTAATGCACATGCCATATCTTTCTTATTTAATTATTTAAAAAATAGGGGGTTTGCACCCCCATTATTATGATAAAATGAACTTTACGATTTCGTCAGGGAAAGCTACGTTCACACCCATTTTGAACTCAGATACAAAACGCACCTGATCTGCTTCCTTTGCGTAGAAGATTTCAAATTTATCTTCTTCGTTTAGCAAGTCAGTTCCTAAAAATAGATTGCTAAGTCTCAAAGCATAAATCTTGCTTGTGCTATTTAGTCCTGCCAAAGCGATAACCTTGATTGGAGTTCCTGGCAATACAAATTCAGAATCAGCCTTTCCGTCAAAAGAATAGTTGAACATATTAGCATTTTTCAATGCTATTGTGTACGTTCTAAAAACATCTTGACCGCAGAATATTGTCATGTCATCGGCAGCTACTACCTGAGCAGGAATTGCTTTGTAAACACCATCAAAGATTGAAACTACGTTTGTAGCAATGATTCCAGTTGCAGCACTAATTGGCGCACCAGAGATAAAGCCTGAAGCATTTGCAGCAACGGGCCCAGTTGCAGCACCGATCAATTTAACTAAACCATCAAATTTATTGAGGTTTACGTTAACTGAATCAGTATCTCCCTGCCAAAGTGCAGTTTCTAACTGAGAAGCGATTGTCTTTGCTTTCTTATCAGCAAATTCCTGCTCGAAAGGAATTGAATCGTACATTGAACCAGTAGGCAATGCCTTCTGTAAGTATTTAGATTCTAAGTCCTTTGGACAAAGTGCCTCATTTACTTTTATCTTACCAACTGTCACAGTTCTCTGAGTGAAAGTTGTTGAACCTGAAGCAGTAAAACCACAACTGCCACCAGCTTGGAATATTGCGTCTGTGTCCATTATATTGATTGTCTCTGCGCTTTTCACGCCAATCATTACGTTTCCTGCGCTCTTAATTAAAGCGGCAGTTTTTGCGCCTAAAACTGAATCCGTTACCAATAAGGCTTCGTTCTGTTCTGTGTATGCTGCTAAAGCTGATACGTCAAATGCCATCGTTTTTTATTTTTATTTGTTTAAAATTGCGTTTCTGTACTTATTAATTCTGTCCTCTTTTATACTGTTTGTTTTTACAAATTCAGTAAAGCTATTCGGCTTCTTGATTGGATCCTCTGTCGGAGTTTTTGAAATTGATTCAATCAAATCAGCTACTTGTTGAAATCCCTGCTTCACCTTGTTTTCAAGTTCAGCGATCTTTGCATTATTAGCCTCAATCAATTCAGCAATTTTTGATTCAAATGCCTCAGCCATTTCCTCAACCTTCTTTTTATCGTAACCAGCTTCAACATCAACCTCTGGACTTGCCTCAACAACTTTAGTTTCGATTGCGGTAATCATACCATTTTCATCCAAAGTTATTTCCGTTCCATCCATTAACTCATGATCTCCAACTGGTGCAGGGTTACCTTCAAGCGTAACCAATCCGCCAATTTCTAAAGCTGAAATCTCTACTTTAGTGCCGTCCATCAAAGAATATTCAGCCATTTCAACCTTTGTTTCTTCAACTGGATCAACTTCTGCTTCAACTGGCAAAATGTTGTCATCAAACAACGCCTTTATTTTTAAAATTGCTTCTTGTGCGTTCATACTTTTTATTTATATAGTTAAAAATTGATTCTTTATCACTTAACTTCTGATAATATTTTCTTGATTGCATCCATTAATGATGCGGCTTGATTTACCTCCTTTGGTTTATAACTGAATAATCCCTCAACGCTGAATCCCATTATCTCTCCGCTTTTTACTTTTGCCCATGCCTCGTCATTTTCTACAATCATCGAACCGAACCAACTCCCCTCTGGCGCATCTTCAAAACCTTTCATCGGCATAATACCTCTGGAAGAATCTGATATAAAACTTTCAAATAAAGTAACGCCCTCAAATTGCTGATTAGAATTGTGCATTAAATTCACATTGCTTTGGAATCCTTTTTTGAAAAATTTCTGCACAATCTTGATAATAGTGTTCGCACTAAAAGCCACGTAATAATCACCATAAGTATTATCAGATCTAAAAATAGGCGTATCAGCCAACATAATAGCCCCAGAAATAATGCGGCGGTCTTCATTAGTGACTTCAAATTTTTGTGTTTTGTTAAATGCATTCCAATTCCTTTGTATTGCCGGGCGATCTACCAATGCGATAAAATCGACTTGTGAATCATCTTCAATGCTATCCGTAATGTCAAGCATATAAATAGGGATTTCAGTATTCATGTTTATAAATAGCTTTTATTTAAAAGTTTATCATTTAATCAAATCTTGCTCGGTTTTCAATCTCCTGCATCCTGCTCTGACTATTGCTAATATCTGTTTCAACAACATACGCCCTGACTATCGTATCCCCTGATGCACGATCAACACCACCTCCTCCTCCGCCGCCTAAATCTGGAGTATCCATTTGGTCAATCGTAGGGATAGAACCCATCGAACCAACACCACCACCAGCAGGAGAAGGTATATCAATGAATCCCGGCTCAGATGATCCGGCAGGTATGGCAGGAGTTTTTACCGCCAAAATAGATTTAACATTTTTTAATCCAGCAACAACTGCCGCCGCCGCCGCAATACCTCCAAGTACCGGGCCGACTATCGGTATACCAGCCAAAGATTTGAACGCCGCAGTCGCTGACATATACGTATCTATTGTAACCGCCGCAATAGCAGCCGCTTTTCCTGCAACTGTATGCTCTCCAACTGCTTTAGCTACATTTTTTAAAGTACTGCTTATTTTCCCAGCATTTTCGGCTCTGGATGCAGCTTCTTTTTTACTTAGTTCAATTCTTCCATCGGTTAATTCCTTTTCAGTTTTGCTATATGCAATACTATCAATTTTACCCTCCTTAAATAATTTTCTGTTTAATGCTAAAGCATCATCTACGCCTTTTTTTCTGGCTGCAAAAGTTAAGTTTTCATTATTCGTAATATCTTTAAACCTTTCAAACTCCTTATCGTTAGCCTCCTTTAAAAATTTACTATCAATCGCCGCAACTTCTGCACCATATTTACTCCTTAACGCCGCAATTAATAATCCTTTTTGTTTTTCGGTATAATCTGCATTGTTAAGGATTTTATTAGTTTCCTCAAGCATTTTTTCATCCAAGGCTGCAATCTCTTTTTCTTTGCCTTCCTTAAATGCAGCAATACGAGCATCTGATAAAGTAGCTTGTAAATCCTCTTCGAATTTCTGATCTTTCTTTGCTTGATCTTCTTTTACTTTATCATCAATAGCCTGAATTTCTAATTGGTAAGTTGCCTCACTTGCTTTTTTTAATTCATTCTTAGTTTTTATGTCAATCTTTAAAGCATCAATTTCAGAGATCCTCGCATTATTATTTATCTCTGCTTGTTTTTTTGCCTTATCATCCTCTGAAATAATTTCAGCTAAT